ATATGAATACGAATTTCTGGTTCATACCCAATGAGATCGGCTTTTTGTTTGAGGAGGTGAGTTTCAAGTTTTCGAAAAGATTCCACAAACTCGAGAGTGTTTTCAGGTGTAATTTCACCATAGAAGTGGATTTCATTACCAATAGTCTTTGTAACTTCAGGTTCTTCTTCTTCTTCCATCCTCCCTTTGTTTAAAGGCATAAGAGAATTGAGAATACTTTCAGCCATCTTTTCGGCTTCTTTGTTCGATGGCATTTTTCAATGCTTTCTTTACTCTTGTTACGTCTCTTTGTTTTAACTTATTTCCAACTGCAAGGTGATTCATGACATCAAAGTCTTGCGGAGTTAAACAATATTCTAACATCGGTTCCAAGTTTTCATTTTCCGCATATTTCTTTAGAAGACCTAGCGCATTTACACATAAATGTGTTTGTGATTTTCTTTGAATATCTGTATATTTTTGACTTCTCATTTTGTAATTACCATACTTTGTCCAGCAACTTCCAGGTCTAATTTTATCTTTTACAAGTGGTTTACCAATTGATGTCTTTGGTATCGCGAGAGCATTAAGAATAAAATAGGGCATGAGATCCCAATCTCCGGATGAGTACATATGTGTATCATAAATATCAGCTTCTGAAAATGCCTGTGCAGCTCTTGTATAATCAACACCACACGAATCTAGATAATTTTCCTGAAATATATCCCAAATATGACCATGTTCATGAATTTTTTCTGGAATATGATTTGTTGTGGGATCTGTAAGAATATCCGCAATAAACTCTTTGGGTGTTTTAAATACATCTTTCTCATTATAATCATCCAAGTATGAAAAAAAGTCTCTAATATTTCCATTACATCTAACAGCTGCATTTTCAGCTTTAGATGAACGATCGTCTGTGAGTGTTAATAACTTTGAGGGTTTATGTTTTGGTATAAATATTGTCTCAAAGTTTGGAAACATGCACATATTTATAGATGTTATCACAAGTGAACCACGGGTGAGCTTTTCTCCATCCGAGACACGTTCCACGAGACTTTTAAATTCGGGACTATAATCCTCAATGAATGTGTGTTTCGCAGCACCCTTGATGAAATTCAGGAAAAGTGAATTACTCTTCAGATGTTCCGAAAGAATTTCATGACTATTTGATTCATTAAGAACTGCATTTAATATATAACTCTTACCCACTCCCGAAGAACCACATATGAAGACATTCTTTCGCTCACTAACGTACTTCTTCAACAGATCAATTTGTTTTGTGTGGAGTGTGTCCACAGGCGTTTCTTTTTTTTGTTCAACTATTTTAATGAAGGAATCCATTGATGATCTTACTAATCAAGCTATAGATTTGGTGCTTGAGAATGACGCACTACAAGAACGTATCGTAAAACCTTTAAGAAGGAAAATTTTACCATATGCGGTGTCAGCTATTTTAACTAATATTTCAATGTTTATTCTTATGATCTACCTTGCTCGACGTCTGTCGGTTCTTCAGATGCCACAGATTTAAGTTCTTCTTCTTCATCTAACTCCGATTGCATTTCTTCAAGGATTTTAGTTTTTGCTTCATACTCGTGTCTGGACTTTACCAGATCACCAATTTTACTAAGAGGTCCACCCTTAGTGATAGAGCCTATCACACTCACACCGCTTGTTAAATTAGTCAGACCAGGTAATTTCAATTTTGGAATTGCCCGGACATTAAGGATTTCCGGTTTTGTGAAAACATTGTCAAGTGGATATTCCTTGTCAAACTCGGTGAGAATAGTTGTTGGTACGGCAGGTGATTGTTCAATGAGACGGTCATATTCAGTCTTACAATTATTCACGAAATCTAAACCATCAGAGTTACGCTCTTCACGCGCAAGAGCCAATGTCAGGCGAATATTTCGGGAGAGGAGACCATAGGAAAGAGCCGCCGCCTTGTGGTTCTCCATCAATTCGTTAATCTTAAGGAACTGCATGATCGTGGCGATAAGTCCCGCAATAAGATTTAAACCACCAATCACAGATGGGACCATGCTACGAACTGATGTAGGAAATTGCTCTTGAGCAAAGTTTGCTGTGCCGGTAAGAGTTGATAGCACAATAACAGGTAAAGTAAAACGCATACTCAATCGCTTGTACATAAGAAATGCCCTGTGGTGCATGTATCTGTAACATCCAGAGGCTTCACCCCACTGTCTCAAAATGGTTTCGTGTTGGTCATTCCAACTGTCGCGTCGGTGCTCGAGTTCTTTCTGCTTCATTATTTGTTCGTCAAAAATTTCTGCACTCATGTTATAATAGATGAACATAATATTCCTGATTCATCTTGTGTTTCTCATCGGTATTCTTGTAGTTCCTTTTACAAATGACCGCAGGAACTTAGAGTTCTATTCCATACTTATACCATTTTTGTTCTATCATTGGTCGGTAAATGATGATACTTGTGCTTTGACACAGGCGGAGATGTATGTGACGGGTCAGAATAAGGAAGAAACATTCATGCACCGTGTTGTCAGTCCCATATACAAAATGGAAGATAACGATATAAACAATTTAACAAAAACTGTATTTTTTGCTTTGTGGGCTCTTGTCCAATATCGTCTTGGTCGCTTTGATATGTTTATCAATGACCTAAGATTGCTTATGAAAGGTAAAACTCCAAAGTAAAATGCCCAGTTGGCGCGAAGAAGAACTCGCTCGTCTTCAGAAAGAGTATAAATTCTACAAGGGAACAGAAATTAAAGATAAATTAACTGGTGGTCTAAGATCAAACACTTTAAAATTGATCATAGACTATCATGAACGTATGCTTGGTATAAAGTTTTGGAACTATGATAGCATAGAACACAATGGAAGTGATTGATAGACAGCTCGAGGCGCTTGGTCATGCAAAAGAAATTCATGAACAAAAATATATTCATAACATTCATGTCTTAGACGAAAAGATAGAAAGAATTGAAAAACAATTAGAGCGGACAAAGTCTCCCGTCAAGCGTGATCTCCTAAAGAGACAACTTGACTGGTATGAATCGGAGATTGAAAAAATGGATGAAGCTGTAGATGTCATCATGAAAAAAATTGATTCGGAAATTGAAAGACTTGAAAATATTAAGACGTCCACCGAAGAAAAATTGAGAAATGAAAAAAAATCATTAGACTACAACATTCAAAAAATTAGAGAATGTGCAAGAGATCGTAACGTGCATAGAATTGTGGATGCATTGGAATCCGTTGCGAATGCCCTTGAAATTATTAGAGACGAGACGCGTCAAACCTAAACTTATCAAAGACGTGCACAGAAATTCTAAAGTTGTAATATACAATCATACAAAGTGCATCGGCAATATCATGTTTCCTTTCATAAGGTATCTCCCCTTGAATGTATTTACTCGCAATAGATACAGTCCTCTCTTTGCGCTGTTCATAGTTTAGATGTCTCATACCAAAATGCGTATGCATGCTCACAGGTGAAACCAACACTACTTTATCTTTGAACATGTAATTTAGAAGTACTTCAATATTCGTGAATCCACCGGGTGGTTGTCTCTCTATAAGAATTATGTCAGCTGCATCAAAGATGTATTTATGATCATCTACAAATAAAGGAATAAGATCTACAAAGTCATTTGAGTGTATATATTTGTAGTCTTCAAGGCTTACCTTTTTAAAAAACTCTACATCCACTTTTGGACCTTTACCACATTCAGCGAGAACGAGACCCATATTATGGTATCCAATATCTATGGCGAGGATCTTCATGTCTTTATCTAAAAAATATTCCTTAACTATTATAAATGAAGAACAAGGCTAAGAATCAAATCTTGTTATCAGTCGTCGCCATTCTCGGACTTATCTTGAGTTACATGTGGTTCAATCCCAAGGTTGTTGAAGTCCCAGTGGAAGTACCTGTGATGCCAGTTCCACCACGAAGAATGGAAAGACGTGAGAGACGACGCGAACCTGAATTCAGAGAAGCTCCTATTAAACGGTATAAACCTGGTTATATGCAACAGATGGGTGTTCTTATTGGTGCCAGTGATGAAACCCTCCCATTGTACGGTAAGGAAGTTACAGGACGTCGCGATCGCTATCACTATTATACAACAACCGGTGGAGAAAATTTGTATCCACTTCCTGTGTCTCACAATGCACGTGATTGTATGGAGGATATTGGCTGCGAAGAATTGTATGGGAATGAAACAGTCTCAGTAACTGGTAAGACTGGTTCATACGCAGTGAATATGTATAGAACGGATGACTTTTTTTAATTTATTCGGATTTACGAGTAAATCGATCATATGTATCTTTAGTTAACATTGTAGTTGACAAAACACTTGATACACAACACAAAGCCAGTCCTATCATCATAGGTGGTGTTTTAAATGGAAATCCCATCATCCGTTGAACGATCATAGCCGAACACATACATGAGCATAATAATGATATGAAAGTACTGGTATCGAGATCTTTATTTTTATCAAAGGCGGTGACTGGTGACGTCATCAATCCAGCACCTGGCACATCTACACCAAGTTTATTTAAGCCTAAAGCTGCAAGTAGTATAGGTAATACCATTTATTATACATCAACAAAAATTATTTCGCAAACTCATAATCATATCAATTTCTCTTCCCTGAAGTCCTGGATTTCTTGAGAGTCTCGCCTTGAGTCTCAAGAGTTCCAATGTTGTGTCATCATCAAGATTTTTGAAAAAATCGCGTAATTCTTCTATATTTCGTAACCCCTTTGTATCTTTTTCTGCCTGAACATAAGGCCATGTATGTCTTCGTAACGCAGCAACTTCTTCTTCAAGTTGTCTAATTCTTGGGAGAAGTACTTTTGTAATTAAAAGACGGGTTTCCATGATATTTAAATGTCTCTCATCTTTAAGATATGCTCAGATATGCTGCTTTGAATAGTGAATTACCAAAAGTTATTAGAGATGTTCACCGTAGTGGCGCTAAGGTCATTTTAGACTATGCCAGGGAGAATTGTAAACCAGAAGACGCACAACATGTACGCGATGTTAATATGGCTATGATTTCAGGTGTTCCAGGAAATATGTTCGCTTTAAAGATGTCTTCGTTTGGGACACCTAATCTGGCTGTGACTCATATGAAAAAGATAATACAACACGCCATAAACAATAGTTGTCAGGTATGTATTGATGCTGAACACGTCCTTTACCCCAAGGAATCTTATGATATGATGCATGAGT